CGACAATTTTCTAAGAATGGAAGACGCATGGTTTTACTTTCGTTCCACACATCAGAATGTACATAAGTAATCTGATTTTTATCCATTGGAATGAAATCTACACCAACTTGCTTCAAAGGATTGTTCGGATCAAATTTTGGCTTTCTGTACAAATATCCTTTAACCATTACATTTTGTACATTGGAAAAAACTGGATCGATTAATTCTGTAGGTACTTGAACTACACCTAAAATACCTTCATCTACATGATCTTTATGAATAATATGTTCCCAATATATCTCTCCTTCGATTAATAGCTGACGAAAATAACTCCATCCTTTGTGTTCAAAATCAAAATGGCTTGTGTATTTTGAAAATTCTTTTTGAATCGTTTCTGTTTGATACATTGATAGCTGTATGTTTTTAAATTTTAAATTCATACAACTGTTAGCATTTGAATCTATATTAATACATTCATCACATATTTCGTCTAATGCGTTTGCTACTTCAGAAAATGCAGCCATTACTCTATAATCTCGTACTCTAGCTGCTTTGTCCTTTTGGACATTCGCATACATTACTTGGCTATAATGTTTGTCCGAAGTTATGTTTCCTAGTGTGGCGTTATTATAATCGTAATTCTGAGAGACAGAATGTTTAGCAAGAGTTTCTGTTCTTTTTAATCCAGTATCCTCAAAATATTTGTATTTCGGATTTAAACTATCAGTCATTTTGGTTATGTCAAAACCAGAATACGGTAGTTTTGATGATATATAATTCATCAGATCTCTACCGAATGTAGAGTTTTTACCATCATCGAAATTAGAAGCCATGACTATATTTACTTACTAAATACCAGAAATATATAATAAATTAGTATTTATCGAATTTGTATCCTTCCACCCAATACTATTTAAAACTACAAAATTTATATTAGCGGTATCTTTTGCAAAAGGAATTGATAAGAATATTGCATTTTTATTTAAAATCTTATAATTTACTTTTGGTAAAATAAATCCGCTAACAGTTGGATAATATGTATATCCAAATGCGCTGTAATTTGTATAAAAAGTAGAAGAATCACTACTTATTAATACATGAGAAGTTGTATCAAAATTCTTTCCTAAGATGGTGAATGTATTTCTGAACGATCCTATAATAACATTTCCACCAACTAATTCTATAGGACCACCAGAAGTGTTCATGTACAAATTAGTAATATAAGGACTTCCAGAAAGATTTACAAATTCTGTTTCTTTTAATGTGTTTGTTAGCGTATCATAAACAGCAGCTTCAGCAGACAAGCTAGCAATTTGATCATAATTTAATAAAAGCTGAGATGTCGTTCTGAAATTAGATTTAACGAAATATATGTTTTTTGCATAATCTTCGGTTTCTTGCGGAAACAACCAACCCTTTATTAAAAAGGAAGTGTTGGCAACAAATCTAGGTTTTGTCCCTGGTTCTAGATCTTTGGGATATTCCAAATTTATATTCCCATCCCACATTACAACAGATCGTATCTCTTCTGTATCTTTAATTCCAAATTCTTCTGGAATTTTCCAACATATAACAATATATGGATTTGAATAAGGAACAAAATTAGATAATATTTGATCCATATCACTCTGATAATTTGTTATTATACTTAAAGAAACATTTAAATCCACAGGTATAGGCATCGCAATAAATGCCGTATCTCTTCCATAAATGTTCTTTCCGATTGGCGCATACATTCCGTCTATCTTATTAAAGACCCTATTTTGATCTCTTGAGACGGATTCTAATGCAACAGATATGACGGGTAATGTTATGTTTTGCGCCTTATTTACTATATCAAACAATACTCTTTCCTTGGGAGCATGAACGTATCTAACCTTTATTTTCTCTTTCTGTTCTCTGTTTTTATTGTATCTTCCAATAACAACATCATCCATTGCCGCTATGAATTGCGTCAATAAATCTTGAATTTCGAAATGGAAAGTCTTGTTGAACATTAATATTATTTAGTATTCAACTCTTCTGCTGACATTTCCTCTAGTGGTTACTTCAGTAGGTTTTAATGGAGTTACATCTAAAAGAGGATATCCTATTTTATTTCTTACTGGTTTTATGTAATATTTACTGTCTGGTGAAACTAAGTGTTTTGAGTAATCTTTGTCGAATTCTTTGGAATTATGATATACTACAGGATTTCCTATTACACATTTTCCTACTAGAAAAGCTTTTCCTTTTCCTGTTCGAATAATACCTACCTCTCTCCCTATGTACGGATGAAGAGACGCTTTCTCTGGATTCTTGATAAAAGCGTCTCTTGTTTCTATAGTTTTTTCGCCTCTTAGAATTTGTCCCGTAAAATCATGAACAGAATCATTTATATTAATTGCTATTTTGGATTCTAGAACAAATTGTTTAAAACTAATCATTCATATATTTATACGAATCTTCTGAGAAAATACTTAGGTAGTTTCTTAGCATTGCGGATAACTGCATCAGTAATACTGCCATCAAGAATATATGTAATGCATTTATCGTTCTTAGTTCTAACACCCCTACCACAAGCTTGAATAAGATTGTTTAGCATTTTATTAGAATACCAATCTTTATCTTCGTTGAAGAGACGCTTGATCCTTTCGTCATGCAAAGGAAGAAATGCTGCTTTGGTAACAATTTGAAATCTAGCCAAGTCCTCTTTCAAGTCCACACCATATGCCATAGAAGGACTAACCAATATTGTAGGTTCGCTAGATTCCATATGCAGCTTCAAAATCTTTTCGTTATCAGCACCATCCAACCGAAACAAGAACCTATCATCACTGATATTATCTCGTAGGTATTGGGTAATCTCATTGGTATGAGTATGGATAATCCCTTTATGCTTTGCATGTGCATTGCAGATCTTGATTATTTCATTCTTGATACTTGGTAGCTTCTCCCGAAGATTTTTATAATTTAACTTGTTGGTAGTAGAAGCATAGATAGGAGCGTTTGTGGGATCAAACGTAGAATCGACTTCAATGTACTTGAATTTTTTGATGCCTAGAGTTTTAGCAAAGTTATTAGGATCAATAATAGTAGCAGACATCAATAGATTCTTATCTCCGTAATCAAAAATATGTTTAGATAAATTATCTACACGAAGAGGCTTGAGATGAACTCCATCAATATTATGTTCGATCACATACTCACATTCTTTCCATGTATCTATAGTTGCTCTCATTTGACGAAGCAAATTATTAAACAGCTTGAATCTCTGGATATCAGAATCAAAAGCATCCTTCCCTCTCTTTTTACTGAGGTTCTTTTTTAGATCATCTACTTCATCCCCAATTTTCAAAACCAAATTATCCAACCAAATTTTAAACTTTTGGTAATTTTCTACTGGAACATCTTTCGGAGTAAACCCCAATCTTTTTAGTAGTTTGTATGGAAGATACCTGCTGAACCTCTTGACCAATTCTTCTTCGATTTCTGAAGCTTCATCACATATAATATACTCTCTCCTTCTAACATGTTCTGGTAGAGAAAGATACATACTGTAATTCAACACACCAAACTTGTTTGTTAGCATATCTCTCCTAGCATTATAATAGTCACAGCTACGATTAAGAATACACTTCTCCTTTAGACCTTGTGTGAAAAGACAAGGAGCTACATCAACATCATATTTGGGATCTACATTGCAAAGATAATTGCATTTGCCTTTCAAAGCTTTTGAATCACCAAACAGATTGGTATATTGATCTTGTAGACTTTTGGTGATGGTCAAAGCAAAAACTCCAAAAGTCTTTTCATTCAAACAATCTTCCTTTCTTACATACTCACCATATCCATCAAGTTTGAATGCGCTATTAGAATCAATAAGATCTCTGAATCTTTCTGTTACTCCAGAAGAAATATTAGCTAGCGTCTTGGACAAGAAGGATTTGCCGCTTCCAGTTGGAGCACAGCATATAACAAAGTTATAACCCTCTGCAAAGGCTTCGTCTATTTTATTAAGTAGATCAATCTGTTGTTGTTGCGGTGTAAATCCTTTTGGGAAATAGTCTAGTAGAGCCATTCACAAAACATACTACACAACAACAGACAAATCAAGAGCATTCTTTTCAAAAACCATGATCTTCGTGTTGTGAAATCTGGAGTTTGATTTTTGATTTAAAGAAATCAGTCTATAGTACAATTCAGAATCTGATTTAGATATGCTACTCAAATTATAATTTAAAACATAATATCCATTTTCTTTTTCTATAGAAAATGGATAAGGTATTTCGAATTTCTTCTGTTCCTGATTATTAGTCTTCAAATACAACAATATATAATAATCATTTTGCTTGTATAATAAAAGATTTCCCTCTTTTATTATTTTTCCTTGTAAAGAGAATACTATGTTTCTCTGCAAGAAATATTTAAAAAAATCTTCCACGTTTTTCATCTGGTGTATTTAAATCAATTACACCAATAATCAACTACCAATACCACATCCATCCTTCCTTTTCTTTTGAAGACATCAAATAAAAAGTCTTATTGAAAAGTTCTCTCCAGAACATATTACGTTCTTCTTTTGTAGTTACAGGATATTGATAGCTCAAATAACATTTTTGAGCATTTATCATTCTGTAATCTATCATTAATATATCCCAAGCACAAACCAACCCATAATTTGCTGGATTATATGGAGGTGGCTGTGATGGGGGTCTATAGCTTAATTTTACTCTACCATTATAAGAACCCAATAGATCCACACTATTTGTGCAGAGCATTCTTCTTATAGCATTTCTTCCAGAAACTGGATGTTTCCTAACAAAAGAAATTATACAAACATTAGATCTAAGCAATCGATCTAGTTCACCCATAGAAACGAGTTTATTATTAAACTCCGTACCATATTTGTACGGTTTAATCTCGTTTCTTTTTGGTTGAGATTGTTGGTTTGGTGTTGCCACCTAAATATTTATTACTTTTTGGCAGCAATACCAAACATTCTTTGTTCGTTTAAGAACATACCCTTTTTAATAGTTCCATAACCTTCGATTTCCATATTAGCCACAGTAACTCCCTTGTCATTAGGGAAGATCACAATATCATCCTTCTTGCAATAGGCAACATTAGGACCAGTCAATACAACCTTAGCCTTTCTCCAAGCCTTTGTATTTACGTTTGTAGGAACAAACAAACCATTACGCATTACAGCAGATCCTTTAGCGTCTTCCACTTCATCTACGAATTCCACTAAAACAATATCATCAAAAACAAAAGAAAGCTTATAGTCATCTAGACCAAAAAAGCCTTCGCTATTTCCATCCAAGTCAATCATACCTTTTTTATGCTTGACGTTATCCATGTGTGAGGGTAGTTCTACTGCCATACTATTAATTAGATAACTGCTGTATAAAGTCAATATATTCTTTTGATTCTCTTTCTGATATTTCTAGATTTTTTGCTAGAATTTTGTAATCGGTATTTTCTATCGGCTTTTCTTGTTTTTGTTTTTTGATATAATCTAATTTCTTCTTCCTGACTTTAGGAAAGAGATTAAGACAGAAATCATATTGATCCTGTTTTAATGCATGAAGTTCTTTGTATTGATTTGAGGTCTGGTTAATAATTTCAGCAATATCGGGAGAATACATAGAACACCAGCGGTTAACCATAAACAAATTGAATTGTGTTTCTCCTTCATTTAGATTATTTAGCTTTTTCTTCGTGAAGAGAACAGAATCTATATAATTAAAAATTGTATCATCCATTTTTGTGCTTTAAGAAATCTTGATAACTTATATATAATCCTTCATCCAAAGGAGTTTCATCAAACGATATCATAGATTTAAGTAGAGTACAATCTAATTTTTTCCTTGGAGTTCCGTCCATTTTAGGATCTCCTGTTTTTATAAAACCTTTAAACCCAATTAGTTTTGCTATTCTTTCTGCAAGGGATAAAATAGTAAGTTCTTGATCAGTCCCTACATTCACCCAATCTGGAGGATTTTCTACCTTTAATAACTGAAAACAGATTTTAGCAAAATCATCAACGAATAAAAATTCTCTTTGTGGAGTGCCACTTCCCCAGATTTCTACATATTCAGAATTGTTTACTTTTGCGTTGTGAATTTTGTTCATCAAGCCCATGATAACATGAGAATTTTCTGGATGAGGATTATCATTAATACCATACAAATTAGTTGGCATCGCAGAATGAAACATAACACCATATTGTTTTCTATAATGTTGACACATCTTCAATCCTGCTATTTTAGCAATTGCATATGCTTCGTTTGATCCTTCTAACGAAGAAGTAAGTAGAGCAGATTCTGGAATTGGTTGTGGTGCAAATTTTGGATATATACACGAACTACCTAAAAATAGCAGTCGTTTTACTCCATGCGTATATGCACTATGAATTATGTTTGATTGAATAATCAAATTATCATATATGAATTCGGCTGGATATGTATTGTTTGCGTGGATTCCTCCAACCTTTGCGGCACACACTACAACCTTGTTTGGTTTAGTTTTTGCTATAAAATCATCAACCTGTTGTTGGTTTGTTAAATCTAATTCACATTTACTTGCAGTGACTGGTTCGTAATCTTTACAGAAACGCAGCATGGCAGACCCCACCATTCCTTTATGACCTGCTATGAATAACTTTTCCATATTACTTTGTTGCTTCTATATTTAAACTTATGCATGTGCCGTTTTCAAAATCCATATGAGGTATATATGCTCTGCTATAATCATCTACATATGCATGTTCTGTAGAGAACGGATCATATCTTTTTACGTCATTAAATCCTATGTCTGTTAATAATTTGTTCAAGCTTCGAAAATCAAACATGTTATAGTGTATATTATACAGATAAGTTTGACCTCCAAATAACGGACCAATGACAAGGTTTAAATCTTTAGTTTCTTGATACACTTTACAGATAGATTCAAAGTCTGGTACTGATATTCTTAATACTCCTCCAGGTTTTAAAATCCTAAACCACTCAGTCAAAACTGATTTAGTTTGTTTCCTCTTAAAATGTTCTAATACATGACAATTATATATCACTTCAACACTATCATTTTGTATAAAAGATAGATTATCAATACTAGATACATGATCTATGTGTTCATATGGTATGATGTCTATGTGCGTATAACCAAGTATAAATTTGCTTCCACATCCTAAATGTAATTTCATAAAATTTAATTAATTTTTTTCTCTCTTTGCTAGCTCCCAATCTGCCTTAGTCATTATTTTGACTAACTCATCAAACTTTACGTTTGGTTCCCAATTTAAAATTCTTTTAGCTTTTGATGGATCGCCTAATAATAGATCCACCTCAGTAGGTCTGAAATATCTGGAGTCAATACGAAGTAAAGTTTTTCCTGATGCATCATCAATACCCACTTCAGAAACATCATCTCCTTCAAATATTAAATTAATACCAACTTCTGCAAAAGATTTTACACAAAATTCTCTTATAGTATGAGTTTCTCCTGTTGCACATACATAATCATCGGGAGTATCTTGTTGTAAGATTCTCCACATCATATCAGTATACTCAGGAGCAAATCCCCAATCACGCTTCGAATCCAAATTTCCTAGATACAAGCAATCTTGAAGACCTTCTTTAATTCTACCAACAGCTCTAGAAATCTTTCTAGTAACAAAAGTTTCTCCTCTCCTTGGTGATTCATGATTAAATAAAATACCATTAGAAGCATGAATACCATAAGCTTCTCTATAGTTAACCACACACCAATACCCATATATTTTTGCTACGGCATATGGTGATCTAGGGTAGAACGGTGTAGTTTCACTCTGAGGAGTCTCCAAAACTTTACCATATAGTTCTGAAGTAGATGCTTGATAAAATCTGGTTTTATCTTTTAAACCTACTTCTTTAATAGCATCCAAGAATCTTAAAGTTCCTAGGGCATCTACTTGTGCTGTATATTCTGGAATATCAAAAGATACTTTAACGTGACTTTGTGCTGCGAGATTATAAATCTCATCAGGTTCTATCTTTTCTAAAAGTCTATTAATATTACTAGAATCCGTAACATCGCCATGATGCAATTTAAATGCATTCTTATAATATGTACTATTATAGATATGATCTATTCTAGATGTATTAAAAGAAGACGACCTTCTAATTATCCCATGAACTTCGTATCCCTTTTCTAATAATTGTTCTGATAGATACGAACCATCTTGTCCTGTAATTCCAGTTATTAATGCCTTTTTCATATATAAAACTATAACACAAAA